CTTTATTAGTTGCCATTTTTTACTCTCTTTGGTCCTTGTTTCGCGTAGTTTATTTTAATGCCCTGGGGCATTGGACCTCGTTTCGGAGGGATTGTTAGTGTTAATCTTTTTATCTTCTTCATTAGTGTATCGTTTGGTTGTTATCTCCAGTTACTTGATCCGTAAATACTTGAAACAAGTCTTGAGTTTGTTGAAGCCCAACCGTATCTACATAGATTTGTCGAGCTGCGGTCATAAATGCTGCACCGATCATCATTGGATCAACAGAAACTTGCTGTTCTATGCAATGATTAAGCAAGTCATAGCATTTATGTAATAAAATATCCATTTCTTTCTTATCAGCTTCAGCCACGTCGTTTACCTTTTCCAGCTTTACTATAAGCAATGGCAATTTTTTGTTTTTGGGCTCGTCGTTTGCCATGTTTCTTCCTTGTTTTTTTAACAGCCTTAGGTTCGTTACGATTAACTTCTTTAAAAGCTGATTTTAGGGACATACTACCCCCTTTAGCTGCCATCTGC